GTCCAAACGCATAAGCAAATAAAGATATAGGACTTGTCCATACATTATCTAAATCTGCTGCATACATACGTAATTGTTCTTCTGAAATAACTCTTGCTGTCCAAGCAAATCTTAATAGTTGAAGTGGTTTCCATAATTGAGTAACAGCATTGTTTGCATAACGTGTTAAAGCTGTATTAACTAATTTATCGTATTCATCTGCTGCTGCTCCTGTTTTTTGTCTTTTATATAAGACTCTTGCTAAACGTCTTGTTAATGCATTACTTACAATATTTCCTGCGTTAGCTGCATCTTGTATCATTTGTACTTCATCTAATTGTCCAAATACAGAAAGAATATCTCCATCATATTGTTGTGGTCTTTCATTACCTGTAATTCTTTTATAGTTTTCATATAATTCATCTCTTGCTTTTTGTTGTAATTTTTCTATATGTTTTCTAGGATTTTTAATTTTAGCAGTATCTATATCAGATAACGTTGGATATTTCCAACCTGTTAAAAATTCTGCAAACTCTTTATTCTTTCTTGCTGCTATAGCAAAATCATCATCGTATACATTATCTACTAACTTAATAAATTTATTTTCTTTATCTAATATTTGAGGAAGGTCTATTCTTTTAGGCATAAACGGTAACTTATTTAAACCAGTTAACGAATATAAATTATTTCTAAAACTTCCAAGTATTCTATAAACTTCTCCCATATCAGGAAGTGGTATATTACCTGTCATCATTTCTGTCATAAGTTGTGCTGTTGGTTGTGCTACTTCAGCATCACCATCATAAGTTCTATAAATAAAATCTTCTATTTCATCTCTAGTTCCTTTAGATGTTAATTCATCTAATTCATCAATTCTTTGTTGTACATCAGCTAATCGTTTATGAGTAGCAGAAGGAGGTTTACTCTTAGCACCTGTAAATGCTACATCTATAACTTCATCCCCAACTAATCCAACCCAATATTTTCTTGCATCTCTAATCTCTGCAATAAATTTTGTAACACCATTAGATACTTCTTTACCATGACCTTTAGCTGCTAGAAGTTTTGTAAGCTCATCTAAAATACCACCTGGGTCATCTTTAGAGCCAAGTAAAATATTATACATTTCTTCTGTTAATCTAATTTTTGAATATGGTTGTCCATCCATAACAGAAATATTCATACGTCTACTAGCATTTGCTAAGTCTTTATATATTTTACCTTTTTGTTTACTACTAAAAGGTAGGCTTCTTACTAATTTTTCTACTCCTTTAAATGCTAAAACATGAGAATGTGTATTAATATTTCCAGGTGCAATTTCTTTAAACAATCTAAATAATTTGCTATCACTTGCTTTTCTTCTAGCTACAGCACCAACACCTAGAAAATCTCCCATATCAGAGAAATCAATTCTTCCTCCGTCATCTACAAGTTTGTTATTTCTATTTATATATTTACCTATTCTTTTAGATGCACCACCTTTAAATGTATATGAATATGGGTCTAAACGTTTTGAAATATTACCTGCTCTAACTTCTTTTGCTATAAGGTCTCCAATTTCATCTGCACTTCCTGCAGTTAATATATCGTCAATCATATCAACAGATACATCAGGCATTATTCTTCTTATGTCTTCGTGATTTAATCCACCTTTTTGAATATTGTCATGTAAAAAATTATAAATCTTTTTACCTGTATCTATATGCCACTCTTCAAATATTGTTTTATTTAATGAAGGTCTTACCCAACTAGAAAGACCTGCTGCTTTTTTGCCAGTAAATATTTCTTTACCATCCATATGTGTTATTAAACCTTTACCCATAGATTCATAAACACTTTCATTTAAACCTTTTTCATAAGACATTAATGCTGCTTCTTTTTTCATAGTTGAATCAAGCGTTGCAATATCTACATCTATTTTATCTATTCTGTCTGTATAATCATTTACTCTTTTTAAATCATTGCCTTTAGGGTCATAACTTGTTCTTAATAATATTTCATCTTTTTGTTTTTTTAAATCTATTTTTTCTTTATATAATGCTCTAACTTCTTTATCATTACCAAATGTTCTTGCAGTTTTAACTCTTTTGCCATAAAGTTTTTGTGTTGCTTTAGTTCCTAAACCTCTATAATTTAAAATATGTTCTGCTTCATGAGCTAATATAAAATCTAATACTTCATCAGCACTTTTAAATTTCATACCATTTTCCATCATTCCAGGACCATTTGTAACAAAATCTCCTACTTCATAATTCTTAGACCATTCTGTCATCCACTTACCACCTGGGTCATCTATTTTATATTTTGCATCTCCAACTGATTGTAAATATTTGCTTCCATCTTTAGCTTTTTTAACTTCAAATATTCTTTTGGTTTGTAATATTTCCTTATCTATAAATATTTGATGTCTACTTCCATACCTATTGTTAGCTAAAGTAGTTTTTTGTAATCCAAGACCAAAAGGTCTATATTTTAAATCTGAAACATCTTTTACTTTTCCATCTATTAAAACATCTGCAGGTACTGCTACTCCTCCTTTATCAGCTTTAATATTCTGTGTTACTACTTTTCCATTTTTATTTCTAGCCCATATATTTTTATTACCTGTATTTCCACCTTTACGAGATAGTTCTCTTACTTCATCCCATGTATAAATCTTTTGATGGTCTATTATTTCACTACCAACATCAGCATGTCTTATAACAACATTTCCATTAGCATCTTTAATTTTAACTTTTTGAAATACATCAGCTTCTAATATTCTTCTAGCTTTAGCCATGCCTGCACCTTGTTCAGCAAGTTCTGCTACTTTAAATTTTCTACCTTTGCTTGTCATTCTTACAGCCCAACCTCCTACTAAATTGGCAGGGTCAAGACCTAATGTAACTACACCATCAATAAGACCTGATAAAAATTTATATCTATCTGTACCTGGCTCTGCTAAATTCATAGCAGTTACTCTACCTGGACTAATAGTTACGCCTTTATATAGGTTTCCTTCAACAGCTTCTCTCTCTATTGCTGTAATAGGCGCACCTAATTGTTGTTGTATAACATTTTCTATTTCAGCTAATTGTTCAGGGTCTTGAATCTGTGCAGCAATTTCTTTATAAATTTCTGTATCTTTGGCTAATGTAGAATTACCAAAATAACCTTCTCCTAAATTAACTGTTTCACCTTTAGCTAATTGTCTTATTGCACGTCCTGCTTGTGTAGGACCAAGTTTTTTTAAATTATCTCTATACTCGTCTCCTAATCCCATTGCACTAAACATTAATTCATCGCCTTGTCCTGCACCTATAATGCTTCCAAACATTGCACCCCATGCGTGTATGGGTGATTTACCTGCATCTATTAATGTTCTAGCTCCTGCTTGAAAAGGTCTTTTAACTAAATATTCTGCTAAAGAATCCATTCCAACAAAAGCTGAACGTACGAGTCCTCTACCTACTGCTCTTACTTTAGGAGCAAACTTTTTTTGATTTTCACTTTCAATTTCTAATTGTCTATTTATAAGTGCAGCTATTTCAGGATTATCTGATTTAAATCCCATAAGTGCGCCACCAATTAATATATCTCTAGGTAGTATATTGCCGTGTTTATTTGTTAAGTCTTCTAAATTTTCACCTATTTCAGGTTTTTCTTCAATGACTTTTCTTACAGCTTTGAATTGAGATTCTCTAGTTTTTCTAAGATTATAATTATTTAATTCTTGGTCTATTGGGTCGTAACCAAATATTGCCATGCTACCTCATCAATGCCGTTGCTTCTTCACTACCTCCCAGTAAATCGTTTATACTTGCTAGTATAGCATTAGTCCTGTCAATACTCTCGGGTTTATCAACCTCATATCCTTCTACTGGTGGCAATTCATCTAATGGATTTATAAATGTTTTATCTGTAGTTTTAAATGCATTGCCTGCATTAGGAGAAATTGTAGTTGCATCCATCATGCCATCTGTTGCTATTAAATCATCTGTTCCTTCAAGTGGAACTTCTCTTAACATTCTTTCTCTATCTGCTGAACCTTCACCTCTTTGCATGTCTATGCCAAAAGCACCTTTAGGACCTCTACTCATTTATATCTTCCTCAATCCATATCATTTGTAACCTTCCATATCCAGGAACATACATAATTGTTAAACCATCCATGTTTTCCCATTCTTCTTGTTGTTCTTTTTCTTTATTTAAATTATCATTAAGATACAATTCTGCAACATCCATTCTGTTTATATCCCATTCTTCTGACGTCACCATTTCATGAAATTGTAAATTGTATTCATTAAAATCAGGTATTGACATTATCCACCTCCTGGTGTTGGTAATGCACCTTGATTAATCATACCTAAAATATCTGCAGGGTTAGGCGGTTGTCCACCTTGTTGAGGAGGAGGTCCACCAGGACCACCTGGTCCACCCATTTGTGTTAATGCCATTTCCTGTGGATTCATTTGAGGTTCTTCTACTGTAAAAAATTTCTTTAATATAGTTGCCATTTTTCCTGGACTTGCATAAATGTCTACTAATGCCATAGATGCTTTTGCATCACCTTGACTTGCTTGAGCTAATAAAGAATCAAACATTACATCTTCTGCTTTTTCTTTTGTAATCTTTTCATTTATAGATACTAAATCTTCAAGACCATCCATTTCGCGTTGCATAGTTTCTTTATCAATAATACCTGCTTGTAATAATTGTAAACCTGTAATAACTTTACTTGCTTCATCAAATGTAGCCATAGCTCCATACTTACGTCTTGTTGTATAGTTGCCACCTATATCTGTTGCAGGTGTATAGTTTTCTGAAAATGCAGAACCTTTAATTGTTCCAACTAATGGTTTTCTTTTATTTAAAGCTAACTCATCTAATTCTAATCTTTTAGAATCTATATCTTGCAAAGCATGTTGTAATACTGTGTGATATTCATTTACCATTGCACCAATGCCTTGATTTAATTCTTCTAGTCCTCTACCAGTTACAAAGCTGTTAGGAGATATTGCATCGTCAGTTACAGGGTAACCTGCTACAGTTCTTAAATGTCTTTCAATTCTTGATACAGATTCAAATAATTGATAAGGTAAATTGTTTACAGGTTTAATTACCTGTGAACCTGGTGTTAAATAATTAATAGCATTTCTACCTTTTCTATATTGACCTGACTCAATTTCACCAACTACATTGGTTTCTGTAAATACAGCGTCTTCCATAGCAATAACTGACATAATGTTAATTTTTGCCATTGCGCCCATTAATCCAATGACTTGGTCAAACTGTCCTTGTATTTGGTCAAATGCATATCTTTTAGCACAAACAAATGATGGTCCTGATTTAAGTGGATTAGGTACAAAATCAACAACTGTTTTAGAATCTACATGTGTAACGTATGTTCCTTCTTCATTAATGTATTCAACAATAATATCACCTAAATCTCCTGAATTATCCCATGAACCTGCACCTCCATCTGTGTACAAGCCATGTCTAAAAAATTCACTTTCTTCTGTACCTTTATCTTTTTTATTAAAAAATGATTTAAGTTCAGGATACATTTTAATTAAATCAGGTATTGGAACTTTTCTAATATTTACAAGTTCATCAGCCATTTGACTGTTTCCATTGTATCCAGGGAAAGTAGAGTAAGGGTCACGTAATTCAGCACATGGATATAGATTACCTTCTGTATCAGACTTAGATGTTATAACCCAAACTACAAAACCATAACCTGGCAACCATCTTGCTATTTGTGGCATTTGTAATTCTAATTTTTGATATTGGTCGTATGATGTAACAATTCTTTCTAGTTTATCTTTTTTGTTTTTATTTCTTTCACTATCTCTTGGATTAGTAATATGAACATCTAAAGCAGGAACACGTCCTATTTTTTGTGCAAGTCTATCTAAAGCTGATACTAATAAGTTAGGAGCAGGTAAATTTTCTGATTCTTGATTACCTGACATGTTTCCTAATAAAGCTGCTATTCCTTCAGCTCCACCATTCATAATAGCTCTAAATCTTGCTCTATCAGGCAATGCTTCGTCATGCATTTTCTTTAGGAATAATGCCCTATCTATAATTTCATTTGTTAGCAATTTAACTCCATGGTGCTTCGTTCCATTCTACTACATCAAAGTCCTTGTAGCTAGGAATGTAATCAATTCCTATCTCTGCGTATTGAGCTTTTTGTAGTTTTCTAAATACTTTCATAGGAAACCAACTTGCCATTACTATGTCAGATTTATATTTGTTAGAACCTGACATTGCAAAATACATAAGTTGTTTTCTATACATCTCTGTTTTTACTTGAGATTCTGTGTTTCCATAAGGCAACCTAATAAGTTTATCATTAAACATTGGTGCAAGTGAAGAAACACCAAAATGACTATCCCATTTATTTTTATAAGTTTCATGCCCTTCTATCTGTACACCTGTTTTATTAGCAAATTCTTTTATTCTTGGGTCTTGTCTAATAGCTTTTTGAAAATTGTTTTCTTCAATAACCCAATGATATAAGTCATACTTTTGATGCCATTCTTTAATAACTCTTAGAGCTTCATCAATACCACCACCTTGTTGGTTTTCTACATCTACCATTTGTAACAAGGCATCTCCACCATCATCAAGTATTGCCCATAAAAATGCAGCCTGATAACCTGTAGCAGCAGGGTCTAGTCCTGCAACTAAATAACTATTCTTTGGTATGTTTCCAATATTAATTGAGCGGTCCATACAATTAGTAATTGACTCTACATCAAAAATATTTGCACCTGCTTCACCAGGTCTATTCATATAGACCATCTCAAATCTTTGTTGTCCACCAGTAGTCATAGCATCTCTTTTACGTGATATCAACCATTTGTAACTTCTAAACCCTGTCCACAACATACAATCAACATGTTCTTCTTCATTTAATTCAGGTATTTCACATGAAGAGTCATGAGCTTCTTCTACTATAGTTTCCCATGCTTCTGAATCTAATAATGATGAATATAAATCTTCAGGATGCTGTCTTGAACCAATAACAATAATAGCTGTATGTTCTTCTTTTCTTGAAGCTAATGTTGTAGTCCACCACATTTTTGTATTTCTTCTTGCACTAGGTTGTGCAGTAGTAGCGTGGTCTTCAATGTCATCTGCAATAATTATGTCACAGTCTCTTGATAAAATCTTACCACCCTTGCCTATACCTATCATTGTAGGAGATTTAATACCATGAACTGTTCTTGTTGATACTGTAAATCCATTTTGTGACCAAGACTTTCCTGTTCTAGTTCTAGGTTTAAAAGAACCCATAGGTCCACAAAAATCTTCTTTTAATCTATCGTTAGATTCTAAAGTATCAATTACAGAAGACACAGAGTTTTTTGCAATATCTTCGTTGCCACCTACCCACATAATTCTTACATTAGGATTTCTACATATCTGCCATATAGCAAAATGTATTAACAATTCTGTTTTGCCATGTCTAGGTGGAGATAATATCATTTGTTGTCCACCTTCTTCTATTGCTTTATTAATTGATTTAATCCAATTATCATGAAAATCTGCAGTTTCAAAAGGAACACCACGTTCTGTTAAAAAATATCTATCTCTAAATTCTTTAAAACTATCTAATGATTGTATAGCTGCTTCAGGTACATCCCAATCTGTTTGTGCTTTCTCTACTTCTAAATCTTCTTGGTAAGCTGCAAGAAACCTTGAAACTTGTGCTTTAGATACTTTTAATATTTTTGCAGCATCTTCTC